GGTCGCACAAAGAGAACTGAGTAGATATACGCAGTTTATACAAAACTATGAGTTAGCATCTAAAATACTTGCTGACCCAGTTGAAATGGAAAGGAAAATAAATAATGGTACAAAACACATTATGGAAAATATCGAGCAAATCAGTAGCACTATTGATGGTCTTGATAGTGGCTTGCAGTTGCAGCCTACTTCCAACTAAACAGATACAAGTAACGGCTAAACCTATAGAACGCAAGATAGTTCAACCTATCATGCCTAGAGAAATTAATCTAAAAGAATTACAGTGGATAGCTGTTACTCCGGAAAACTGGGAAGAACAACTTGCTAGAATAGAAAAACAAGAAGGTGAGTTAGTATTTCTTGCTATGACAATACCTGATTACGAAGTTATGGCATATAACATGCAAGAAATTAAACGCTATATTACTGAATTAAAAGATGTTGTCGTATATTATAGAAAAGTAACAACTAAAGATAATGAGTAAAAAACCAGAACCATATGTATACAAAGCAACCCTTGAGAGAGTGGTTGATGGCGATACTATTGATGTTACCCTTGACTTAGGATTTGATGTCCGTTTGCATAAACAACGCTGTAGGTTGGCAGGTATAGACACTCCTGAGTCAAGAACCAGAAATTTAGCAGAAAAAGCACTCGGTAAAAAAGCGTCAGCAAGATTATCAGAGTTATGCGTAGGATCATTTTTAATACAATCACTAGGTAAAGGTAAATATGGCAGAATACTTGCAATTCCTTTTACAGAAGATGGTAAAGATGTTTGCCAAATGCTTATTAAAGAAAAACACGCAGTTGAATACTGGGGTGGTACTAAAACAGCAAAAGTTAAAGAAGACGGAACTTGGGGATAATAATATGGTTATATCAAAAGAAGGTATAGATTTAGTTAAAAAATTTGAAGGTTGTAAGTTAGAGGCCTACCAGTGCGCAGCAGGAGTTTGGACTATTGGATATGGTTCTACCAGAGGAGTTAGGCAAGGTGATGTTTGGGCGCAAGAAAAAGCAGATATTATGTTGATAGATGAATTGCAAGAGTATGGTGAACATGTAAGCAATATGGTCAACGTACCGCTTGATCAATCTCAATATGATGCTTTAAGTTCTTGGTGTTTTAATCTGGGGCCTACCAATCTTTCTTCTAGTTCTTTGCTTCGTGTTTTAAATGAAAAAAAATATGAAGAAGTTCCATACCAAATTAAGAGATGGAACAAAGTAAGTGGTCAAGTAAATGAAGGTTTAATTCGCAGAAGAGAAGCAGAAGCTTTATTGTTTGAAGGCAAAGATTGGAGTCAAGTATAAATGGCATTACAAAAAGCTATTTTTCGACCAGGTATCAACAGAGAAGGTACTGACTATGATAATGAGGGCGGTTGGTTTGATTGCAATTTAGTTCGTTTTAGAAAAGGCAGGCCAGAAAAATTTGGTGGCTGGGCTAAAGATAGTGTAAATGTATTTTTAGGTACTTGTAGAGCATTACACGGTTGGATAGCTTTAGCTGGCACTAAATACTTAGGTCTTGGAACAACTTTTAAATATTATATAGAAGAGGGAAATTCTTTTAATGATATAACTCCTATTAGATTAACTACCGGCGCAGGAGATGTAACTTTTGCTAAAGTTGGAACTGGTGATGCGACAATTACGGTTGCTGATACAGCTCACGGGGCAGTACAAAATGACTTTGTAACATTTTCTGGAGCAGCGTCTCTTGGCGGTAATATTAACTCTGCTGTATTAAATCAAGAATATCAGATAGCAACAATTGTAAATGCTAATTCTTATACAATTGAAGCTAAAAATACTAGCGGCGAAACAGTATTGGCTGCGGCTGGAGATAGCGGTAATGGCGGCGGATCAACCGTTGGTACTTATCAAGTAAATGTAGGGTTAGATGTTTTTGTTCCTGGAACTGGGTGGGGTTTAGATGGTTGGGGTGAAGGTGCTTTTGGATCCGCTACTTCTCTTTCTTCTACCAACCAACTTAGATTGTGGACACATGATAACTTTGGTGAAGATTTAATTATTAATCAAAGAGGAGGCGGCATTTTTAGGTGGGTTGAAAATAATGGACTGACAACTAGAGCTGTTAATTTATCTACCACTTCTGGAGCCAATCAGGTTCCAACCGTAGGTTTACAAGTCATCACTTCAGAAAAAGATCGTCATTTAATTGTTTTAGGTGCAGATCCTATGTCAGGTAGCTCTAGAACTGGTGTAATAGATCCTATGTTAATTGCTTTTAGTGATCAAGAAAATGCTCTTGATTTTGAACCAAGAACAACTAACACAGCTGGTTCTTTAAGAGTTTCTTCTGGTTCATCTATTATAGGTTCAGTAAAAGCTAGGCAAGAAATATTAATTTGGACCGATACTGCTCTTTACAGCATGCAGTTTGTTGGTCCGCCTCTCACTTTTGCTGTGAACTTAATTAACGAAGGAACTGGATTGATTGGACCAAAAGCAGCGGTAACTGCTCCACAAGGCGTTTACTGGATGAGTTATAACAATTTTTATGTTTATAACGGTAGTGTGCAAACCTTGCCTTGTACGGTACAAGATTATGTTTTCTCTGATATAAATTTAGTTCAGTCATTTAAGATAAATGCATTTACGATTGCTGATAAAAATGAAGTTGGATGGTTCTACTGTTCTAAAAATGCTACGGAAGTAGATAGGTATGTAATCTTTAATTATTTAGAAAATGTTTGGTTTTATGGTTCTTTAACTAGAACTGCTTGGCTAGATGCAAGTACAGAAAATTATCCTAGAGCTGTAAGTGATGGTTATGTTTATCAACATGAAATAGGGTTTAATGATGATGGATCTCCTATGACTAATGTATTTATAGAGAGTTCTGACTTTGACTTGGGTGATGGCCAAGACTTTGCTTTTATGCAAAAAATAATTCCTGATTTTAAATTTTTACAAAACGATAACTCTGGTAATGTAAACATAGTTGTTAAAACAAGAAACTTTCCTGGAGACTCTTTAACCGTTAATTCTACAAGTGCTATTGCAGCAAATACACAGCAAGCTTTTGTAAGAAGCCGAGCTAGGCAAATAGTTCTAAGGTTTGAATCAGATGATGATGCAACGGCAGATGGTAATTTATCTATAGGATGGAGGCTTGGAGCAACTAGAATTGATATTAAACCTGACGGTAGAAGATGAGCAAAATATTACAAACTCAGCTACCGCTTGCATCTGATACAGTTACTCCTGATATTTTTAATAGACTTACTAGAATATTAGAGATAAATTTAGGCGCAGTTGATGTTAATAAAACTCAACAAGTAAATGACGCAGACAAACTTAAATTTAATTTTTTAGCAGGCAGTATTATCTGGAACACTACTTTAGGTGTGTTACAGGTATATACAGGATCTAAATGGGTTGATATAGGTGAAAGAACTAATAACTTAGGCTTTGAAGCCTCTGCTGATTTAGGCAAAGTAGATATAAAAATAGCTGGTGATATAGCAATAAACGTAGCAAGTTTTTAATTATGGCTAAATTAGCTCAAGCGCAAGAATATAAAACAAAAAATATATTGCTTGAGCATCCTGCTGATTGGTACATCAACAAACAAACCTTTAACGCTGTTAAAGACTCTATTCCAAATATAGTAGATTTCTACGAAAATAAAGGCAACATCAGTCCGGTACAAAACAAGCTTCACAATATAATTGAAGAACCGTTAAAAGATGTATATACGGTTCCATTCTTTTCTGAAAAGTTTTGTTCTATATTGGTTGATGAAATGAAGAGTTTAGAAAAGTTTTATGGCTTTACGCCTAATGCTGACGAAGATACTTTAAGACAAATACCAGAAATAACTTTTCAGGATAATTGTCCGGAAGTCTATCAATCTTTGTTTCAAACAATATATACTATAGGTAATCCTATATTTTTAAATATTTGGAATAGGCATGTAAATGGTGGTGCAATTCAAATAGCTAACTATAATTTAAAGGATAAAAAACAAGGCGCTTGGCATCATGATGCTAGTGCCGATATTAGTATGGTCGTTCCTTTAAATACTGGTGAGTACGAAGGGGGCGGAACTGAATTTTTAAATCGTGGTACAGTTAAACCATTACCTACAGGCCACGCTCTAATATTTCCGAGCTTTACCCACATGCATAGAGGCTTATCGGTAGAATCAGGAAATAGATACTTACTTGTATTTTGGTTAAAATGTATAGAAGAATAGGGTAGAATTTAAAAATGAATATAGTAGACAACTCAGGACAAGGATTAGCAGCTCTAGGACGCAACGAAGATCGCTTAATGGCACACGTTGCACCAGGAGAAATGGTGGTTCCACCAGTTATCTCAGACAACACCAAAGCACTTATACAACAAGAAATGCAGGCTGTTGGCTTAAACCCAAATGAATATCAAGTTGGCGAAGGAATGTCTATTAATCCTATTACAGGACAAGCAGAGTTTGGCTTTCTTAAAAAACTAGCCAAAAGCGTTAAAAAGGTCGTTAAAAAAGTAGCACCTATTGCTGCTGTTATACCTGGCCCTTGGCAAGGCCCTGCAATTGCATACAACAGAGGCAAAGCCGCTATAAGTTTAGCTAAAGGCGAAGGGGGTATTGGAGATCTTATAACTGCGTTTACACCCGCAAAAGCTTATACAGGTGGACCAAAAGGGAACATTTTTGGAAACACAAAAGAATTTTTTACTAAAGGTGCAGACGGCGTAGGATTTTTTGGAAATGTTGGAAAAGGTTTAAGTGGTGTAAAAGAATTTGTAACAAAAGGTTCGGACGGCGTAGGATTGTTTGGAAATACAGTAGGAAAGGCTTACGAGTATGTTATGCCAGGTGATGATGGTGTAGGTTTGTATGGCAACTTAACTGGTAGCAACAAAGCACCTGAAGGTCTTGAAGCAATAACAGAAACGGACCCGAATACTGGCGCTACAATATTAAAAGGGTA